CTGGACTCAAAAAACAATACAATCCTGTGCCGTATAATTGGGATTTCTCTCTTTATGTGTTTGTAAAGAATGCAGAAGATGGAACACAAATCCTAGAACAGATCCTTCCATTCTTTACACCAGATTTCACAGTAACAATGACTTTGGTTTCTGGCATGACTGTTAAAATGGATATTCCTTTGGTATTGAACTCTGTTACAAGTGAAGACAGTTATGAAGGAGATTTTGCAACTAGGCGATCTATTATTTGGACACTTTCTTTTTTGATGAAGGGGTTTTTATATCCATCTGTTACAGATAATGCAAAAGTTATTACTTCTTCAACTGTAGATACACATCTTATGTCTGCCGCTACCGCTGCAGATCCGATATATATTGTTGCAGAGGATAGTACACCATACTCACAGAATTATATGATTTTAAATAAACATGAAATAGATGATGCAACACGAATAAGAATATTGTCGGAAGCATCAGAAGAAGCCTCTTCTGCTGGACAAACAGTTAGTAGAACAACTGTTGAACCAACATCTACTGGCGCTCTAACAGATGATGATTTTGGATTTAGTGAAACTTTTGAGTTCTTTCCACAAGGGAAAACATACGATCCAGTAGCGGAAACAGATAGTTAATGAAAACTGAAAAATTAGTTGAGCAAAGGATTGAAAAACATCTTGATCTCGTTGAACATAATAAAGAATATTATACAGAAGCTAAAACAACGATTCTTCCTGCCACAATAGATGGAGAAGAAAAAGATACAGATTTTCGATATGCTCGTGAAAATATGTACCACATCATTGAACGTGGTAGAGATGCAATGGAGGAACTTTTAGAGATTGCAAAAGCAGAAGAATCTCCAAGAGCATTTGAGGTGTTTGGTCAATTACTAAAAAACATGACTGACACACAAGAAAAATTGATGGAATTACATCAGAAAAAACAGAAATTGGAAAACGATGGAGAACGACAGGAAGTCACAAAAGCACAAAACGTGACTAATGCATTATTCGTTGGTAGTACGGCTGACTTATTAAAATTGGTCAAAAGAGAGACAAAACAAAATGATTGATATTTTTAATACTTCTGAAATGATGATGTTGGGATTAGTTCTCTTCTCATCTTTTTGGATTTTTCTATTTAATTACAGACAGGATAATAAGGACAAGTACAACGGTCATGGATGGTTGATTCTACTTGATTTGGTTATCAATATGGGAATGTCAGCGACTGGATATTTGTTGATTTCTGTTGTATTTACAAACGTTCCGCAACTTGCGGCCTATGAAAGTTATCGATATCCTATCGGTTATCTTTTTGGATTGACATCTAACGTGAGCATACCAATTGTTCTCAAGTGGTTTCAACAACAAATCACTAAAAAACTTAATGAAGCAGGAAAGAAGTGAGGTAGATTATGGCTCAAGAGAAAACAGTAGCGAACGGAAAAGATCAAAAAATACTACAACATGATATTGAAGAAATAGATAAAAAAGTTGAAGAAGTTCAACAACTGGAACTTGCTGCTAAAGACCAAATAGTTGCGAGTAAATCATTTATCTATGTTATTATTGCACTTCTTATATACTTAACCTTTTTGGTTATTCCAGATATAGAAGAAAAAGTTACATGGATGGAAAAAGACCTCAACTCTGTATTGGTTCAATCAGAACGATTTAAAAAATCAACCAGAGTTTTTGCAAAGGATAATCAATGTGCATCGTGCCACTTGAGTCCAGATTATCTTCTTCACAATCTCTTAATGAAATATCCAAGTTTTTCTGACATTAAATCATTCATGTCGGTTGGCCATCAGAGATATTATACTATGACCGCCCCGATTGCAGATGAGGAATTGTTAGCAATATATCGGGCATTGCAATGATAATGGTAGGTAAACTTGTTGTATCTTTAATTTGGATTTTTTGGATGATGGCATTGTCTCCTGCTGAGGGACAAGACCCAATGAAAGAAAAACTTGGAGTTGGTATACCAAAATCAGAATACAATCCAACGTATAGTTCAACATTCAATCGTGTAATAGAAAGAGGAAATGTCATTTGTGGAATTAATGATGAGTTTCCTGGCTTCTCGCAAGAAATATGGAATAATGAAGATGGTGATAGATGGGAAGGGTTCGATGTTGATATTTGTCGTGCAGTTGCCGCAGCAATGTTCGGTGATGCAGATGCAATCGAATTCACTATAGTCAATGGAAAGACACGATTTGAATTCTTGATAGATGGTTCGATAGATATTCTTTCTGCAGCAACCACGTTTACTTACACAAGGAATGTTGTAAAGAAACTGGAATTCCTGCCCACAACCTACTACGATGGTCAGGGATTCATTGTAAGGAAAACTCTTGGAGTATCATCTGCAAAACAGATGGAAGGTGCAAGGATATGTTTTAGTGGTAGTGGTACAGCTGCAAAGAACATTGCAGATTTCATGGAATTGCATGGAATAAATTATATTCCTGTCGCAGTAAAACCCACCGAAAAAACAAAGAACGTATATAAAAGGGGTGATTGTGATATGTATGGTACTGATAGGTCTGGGCTTGCATCGAACAGATTAAGTTTTAATGACCCTGCCCGTCACATGATACTTCCAGAGATTATCTCAAAAGAACCATTGGGGCCAGTTGTTAAGTATGGAGATCAGAAATGGTCAGATATTGTTCGATGGACAGTATATGTTTTGTTCATTGCAGAAGAAATGGGTATCAACTCAAAGAATATTGACACCTTCAAGAACAACATAGACCCAAACATTCAAAGATTTATGGGTGAAAAGAACGGCAAAGATCACCCACATCTTGGTGCTAAACTAGGATTGCCCGCAACTTGGTCTTACGATATAATTAAACAAGTAGGAAATTATAAAGAAATATATGAACGTAATGTGGGGCCGGATACCCCAATAGGATTGCAACGAGGATTGAACCAACTTTATAGTCATGGAGGACTTTTATACGCACCACCATTGAAGTAGGAGGTGTAGTGTGGATAAAATTAACCACTTTTCAAAAGTACCAGAAGATAGAACAGCTGTAGATAATATTCTGCGAGTCAATCACGGCAATCAAATGAGATTGAACTTGATGGCGGATGCAAAAGCAAATATCATGATTACAGTTGCATCTGTTGTGTTTTCTGTTGCGATTGCAAATCTTGATAATGAATTGGTGAAATGGCCACTTCTAACATTTGCATTTGGTTGTTTTTTTGCACTACTCTTTGCAATATTTGCAATCATACCAAAAACAGATTATCCAAAAGATGTAACAGGAGATATAGATAGAAAATCTCCAATTTTTAATCCGTTATTTTTTGGACATTTTGCACATCTTCCAATAGATGAATATAAGGAAGATTATGCAGAAACTTTGATGACTGATGATTCTGTATATAATGCCATGGCCGGTGACATATATGGACAAGGTAAAGTTCTTGCACTTAGAAAATATAAATTCCTCAAGTGGTCATACATGAGTTTTCTTTTAGGGATGATAAGTGCAGTTATAGTATTTGTTTTACAAGGCCCTTTCGGAGATGTTGTTTTAGGTGGTGCATCAAATATACTTGATGTAATCATAGGTGAATTGAATTTTACTTTGGATGGAATGAAATATTTGTTGTGTCAATCTTCTTCAGTATGTAGAAGTGGAGGAATATAATGAAAGGAAATTTATGCAAGAACACAAAACTTACTTAGGAAATCCTTTACTCAAATCCGCATATGTTCCTCAAGATTTTTCTGAAGAACAAGTTGGAGAGTATATAAGATGTCAACAAGATCCCCTTCATTTTGTCCATGAACATGTAAAAATTGTTTCGGTTGATGAGGGATTGATTGATTTTGATGTTCGTGATTATCAAAAAGACATGATTAGCAGATTTCACAATGAACGATTTGTGATCTGTAAAATGGCCAGACAATCTGGTAAGTCAACTACAATCCTTGCATACCTTTTACATTACATCCTTTTCAATGAAAATGTTTCGGTTGCAGTCCTTGCAAACAAAAAAGCAACTGCAATGGAACTTCTTGGAAGATTGCAACTTGCATACGAACATATGCCGAAGTGGTTGCAACAAGGAATTTTGATATGGAACAAAGGAAACATTGAACTGGAAAATGGCTCAAAAATTCTCGCTAGTTCGACTTCTGGTTCTGCTATTCGAGGTGGAACTTTCAATATTATTTTCTTAGATGAATTTGCCTTTGTGCCATCTAATATTTCTGAAGAGTTTTTCAGTTCTGTATATCCTACTATTTCTTCTGGTAAAACCACCAAAGTATTCATTGTCTCTACTCCAAACGGCATGAATATGTTTTACAAGTTATGGACAGATGCAGAAGAAAAGCAGAATGATTATTCTCCCATTTCGGTGCATTGGTCGCAAGTTCCAGACAGAGATGCAGAATGGAAAGAGAAAACGATACGGAATACCTCAGAACGACAATTTCAACAGGAATTTGAATGTTCGTTCTTGGGAAGTTCCAATACTCTTATCTCAACTGAAAAACTTATGTCGATGCCGTTTAAACAACCAATTTATCAACATGAAGGATTAGATATCTATCAAGAGCCAATATTGAACCACACTTACGTTATGGTATGTGATGTTGCAAGAGGTGTTGGTTTAGATTATTCTGCATTTTCGGTATTCGATGTTACAAAACAACCATATCGACAAGTTGGAAAGTATCGGAAAAATGACATATCACCGATGTTGTACCCTAATATTATCTTCACAACTGCACAGAAATATAACGAAGCATTTGTGCTAGTGGAGGTAAACGATATAGGACAACAAGTGGCCGACATTCTTTATCATGATATGGAATATGAAAATATGATGATGGTCACGATGCATGGTAGGAACGGACAACAGATTGGAGGAGGATTTTCCAAGAACGTTTCGATGGGAATTCGTACAACAAAACAAGTCAAACGAATCGGATGTGCGACTCTGAAAGATTTGATTGAGAGAAACAATCTACTCATTGAAGATTTTGATACGATTAGTGAGTTGACAACCTTTATTGCAAAAAGCACTTCATGGGAAGCAGATGATGGATCTCATGATGATCTGGTAATGGGATGTGTCCTGTTTTCTTGGTTAGTGCAACAGAG